TTAAATTTGCATTTGCTGTGTACAAAGCAATCTTGAGCGTGTCCGTGAGCATGTTGTGAACAGCTTGGTACAGCTCCGTCTTGAAGCTTGTGGTTTGGGTTTGGACAATTGAACTCATGCAACAGCCGTTCTAACCTGACCGTCGCGATAAGCATCAGCACGTTGTTTACCGTCAGCCAAGTTTTTATACAAAGCAACTGCTTGCACGTAACGTTCTTGGGCAACTTTTATCATGTCGCCCTCACCCTTCATGTACACCAATGCTTCGCAGATCGTTCCATACAGCAATACAGAATCAAAGTTATCACCCAGCCAGGTAGTGCCAGCAGTGACAATAGACTCTGGATAGTAGTTGTAGTGCAGCTCTACGGTATATGTGCCGTCTGGTGTTGGGCCAACAATAAAAGACAACTCATTTGTAATAACACCAGCGCCCGTAACAGTGGGGCCAAAGATTGCGTAGTGCTTAGGCTTACCTGTTGATGACGGGTTTGGGTATGCCTCGCGAATAAAGTTCACATCTTTGTTCAGCAAATATAAGTAGTCACCGCCAGCAACTGGGTATACCGCAAGGCTATATACAGAAAGAAAATCCTCTGGAGCAGACAAATATTTGTTTGTCGCAGTAATAGTGCCTGTCATGTTCTTCCGCAAGTTAGCGGGTTGCGCAGAGTTATATATGCGCTGCTCCGCCTGACGTATGAACGTATTCATATTGTCAGTTGGGAAAGAGTTCTCGCAGTAATCGTTTACCTGCGTGACAAGCTCGGTGTAGTTCATGCCATTGGGCCTCTTGCCATCAAGCCTTTAGTAGCTGCTCCAGTACCGCGAACTTTAATGCCGCTGGTCTTGGTTGGCTTTTCACCAGCAGACTTACTAATAGCACCAACGCTCATATCGTATGTATCTAGCTTGCTACGGTTTGGCTCTTTACCGGGATTGGTAGAAGCTTTTACCTCCTTACCCGTCATGGTGTGTGGCACGGCATAGACGGAGGCATCGCCAACTTCTTTGCCCATTATCTTTTTGCTAAATTTAGCCATGATTAGCCTCGCTTTTGGTTGTTTGCGCGGGCCATGTTGCGACCAACTGCACGCATAGCTTCACCAGTTACGCCTTTAGTCTTTTTACCGCCGTGCGTCATTTTAGCAATAGGGCCGCTATCGCCGTAGTTTTTACCCTCGGTCTTGCCTTTTTTAGCAATGCCGTCTGCTGATCGTGTGTATGCCATTTTTAGCTCCTTAATTAACCGTTACTGTACCAACAAATGTCGTTGCCACCAAGTAGTTTGGTGTCAATCCTGCATCAAAAAAACTAGACCCGCCAACCGGCTGCCAGCCCCACTGGATGTCTCGTGAACCACCAGACAAGTTGCCGTTTGCATTTACGCCCGAAGTCACATAAGTTGTATCTCTACGCGGATTGCGCAACGCTTGTGGATCGTCCACAGGAAACGTACCCAACATTAACTGCGGTTGATCGGGATCCCAGCACTCGGCGCAAACCAGCAACTCGTACTTGCGCTGCTTAATGATTTCAGTCTTAAGCTTTTTAAGTTTAAATTGCTGGCCGCAACGATCACACATAGCAATCGCTATCTTGCCGGATGCAAACCGATTACCCATTATGTGTTACCTATATACATCTGACGCGGCACAAACCGCACCGCTGCTTTTTCTCTGTCTTCACCAGCAGCAATTTCAAAAGTTTCGTCATACATCTGCTTAAGCATCTGGATGCGAGGCATCAACTCAGGCACTTTAACTGCAATGTGATACGCCAAGCCAGCTACCAGGCAGGGCAAGAATCGGAAATTCATATCGGCAGTGCTTACACCAGCGCCCGCGTCTTGAACCCGTCTGAGCCTCCAGTAAACAAACTGATAGGGTGTGGAGTTATCGGGTGTTGGCCAAACAGTTACGGCTGGAAGCTGAGGCACAAACACAGCCGTACTTGTGGTGTGAGATGTTGCAGTTGTGTTGTTTTGGCCACGGAATACACCGCCTAGGGTATTACCAGTGACGTATGTGTAGTAAATGTCTTCAGCATCCAAACGGATAAACCCAGCACCTGCTAACCCAACCACCGAGTTAAGCGTGATCGTTGTGTCGGTTGAGTTGATGGCCGTTGCGAGAGTAGAGCTTGTAGGATTAGTTTCCCCAGATAGACGCTGAATCCATACTTGAATCGGTCTCGCCTGCTGTAATTTGTTTGGGATGGTCGCATAAGTAGAAACACTAATACGTGAAATAGTTAAGTCGGCTTGTGTAGACGAAGTGTTAGACCCAGTACGAATCACATGTTCTAGCAAGTCAATCGTATCTGTTGGCAATGCATAAGTAGCTAAACCCGGAGTCAGGTTAATAATACCTTGCTCCATCGTCCACATATTAATACCCTTAGACTGCCACTCGATGGTCATCAGGTTCATGGAACGGCGAGCTGTTCTAAGGTCATAGCCTGAACGCATTTCACGGCCAGCACGCTCCCAAGCTTCCTCGGCAATTTCCGTGAAGTCCATGTTGAACAGTGTGGTTCCGGTAGTGGTCATCTAAATCCTGCCGTTTTCTTTGCAATCGTTTTGGGTTGGGCTACAAACTGTTTACCAGCCGCCTTGCCAGCGCGTTTGGCTTTAGTCGTAGCCGCATACTCTTGTGGGGACAATGATTTAATTGCTGCTTCAGGCAAATATCGCTCACCCGTCTTGCTTGACGGTTTACCAGACTTAGTGCGCCACTTCTGGTCGCCCCAGTCTTTAAGCGATTTCTGAGGAGCTTTCAATCTCTGTACCCTCCGCCAGCAGCTTTATATTTCTTGGCAACAAGCTGAGCTTTACGAGCCGACCACTGACCTGCGTCAGTACCGTGTGTTGCTGCGGCTTTAACCTGAGACACGATCCGCTTACGCAAACCTGGCTTTGTGTAGTTACCAGCAGCATTGACTTTACCACCTTCAGCGTATTGCGTGAAGTCAGTGTCATCTCGGCGTGCTTTTTTCACGCCTTTAGGCATTTTACTGGGAGAGATTGCACCCATTCCACGGCTTGCCATCATTTTGTTTTACCTTTAGCTTTCTTGGCTAAAAACAATTTATCAACCATCTCAATCCGCTGGGGCTTAGTTGTGACTTTATTGATAATACCCAAACGCTTGGGCTTGCTCGCTTCATAGAAGCCAGCCTTCTTTAAAGACTTAACTACGCTACCTGTGGATTTTGCGGTTGCCATATCAACACATCTTTCCGCGAGTCTTACCGCGCTGAGCAATACCATCGCCACGTTTGGATGCGGTAATGCCACCAGAAGACATCTTTACTTTACCGCCTTTTTTCATGCCGTCACCTTTGTAAGGCTCCTCATCTGGCAAACGGGTTCCGTCGGCATATCGACCTGAATACTCTCTGCGAGCTTTTTCATTAACATCAATATCTCGAAGCATCTGGCCAAGCTCTTGATCTTGCAAACGCTCTTTAGCGCCTTTAGCCAATTCAACTCTATCGCGTTGATTAACCGCTTTATCGGCAATACCACCAAGACCAGCCTTGTCAACAATCTTTTTGCCAAGACCAGTTCTTTCATCTATCTCGCGACCAGCCATAGCTCCAAGACCAAGTGCAACAGCAGGTAGACCACCGCGACCAATATTGCGATTTTCAGCACGGCGACCAGCTTCACGAACGGCTTCTTTAGCACCACCCGTAAGCTTAGAAGAGTCTACATTGCGACCCTTTTTGCCTTTTTTAAAATCTTCCCTGGCTCGCTCAAGGAAGTCATCATCAAGGCCTGGAAGGTTTTCCCATCTTGTTGCCATGATTACTCCTTAACACTTTCCACCGTTACGCATTGCAATCATTGTGCCTTTGGTCTTGCCTTTGGTTGCAATACCGTCAACACGTTTAGATGCGGAAGAAACTTTGCCGCCGCTAGCGTAGCCCATGTCACTAATTTTTTTCCTAGCAGCCGCATCTTTAGCGTCTTGCTTAGCTTCTTCAATAGCGTCAAAGTTAGATGGCTTTT